CTGGGATGGGTACAACGAGACTTATATGGATGTGAACGGCGTTTATGACGCCGGTTTAGCATTGACGGAATTTGCCAGACACTCGAAGGAGCGTCGGGTGGTGAAAGAGGACACCTACTCTATTTTGACAAGGCAGGTTCAAGAAGACAGTCATGAAGCGTTCTTGTATAATATGTTGATATCGTGGCTCAAGGCGCAATTGAAACAATTTAATGCAGACGGGAAGGAGATGCTCGAAGTGTACACGTTGCCGTACGATGATAGCCACATAACTATCGATCTAGGCCACGGGTATGCGAGACAACTACACGAGATTGAGTTGGGGTTGCCAGTCGATCAGAATGAAGTAGCAAGCGCTAACTGGTACATAAGAGAGGTAGCTCCAGGGACTAGGAATACAGACTCTTATTGGCGGAAAGAGTTCGTGCTACATTATGATGGTTCTGACCCCAGGAAAACAGCATTTTATCTAGCTCATGTCCTGGGCCGGACAAATGTGTCAGTACTGAACTTTGATGTGCCAATTGCAGGTCTGGACACAAGCCTCCTGGCACTTGATCCAATAGGTGGCGAAGATATGTTGACAGACTTTGACCTACCATGGGACAACCCAGACATGTTCTGGAGCTGGATTATTGACTACGTCAGACTTAACAGACTAGAGTCAGCTTTTGCGGCTACCTTGGAACTGTTAGGTAGCGTGGCAGTACAACCTAACTGGTCAACACAAGAGGCATGTTTATGGGCTAGATCAGAACAGGTTATCGTACTACCAACCTTTTCACCGACGAGAGCCCGCATTAGGACTAACTTGGAAGGGACACCTTACCGAACTAGCGCTAGTTCAACAGAGTTCACACTGTCAGAGGCGAGATCTCCCAAAACATTTTTGTTGACTAGTGCATTAGCCAATTACTATCAGTATCTTGGCCTCTATGCGATACTGTTCAACGAAGCTAGGAGTATGGTAGACTGGCATCAAGTTTATAGATCCCAGGGAGGCACACTACGAGAATTAGTGTCATGTGAGGCAAAGGCTGCTGCAATCTCGGTAGCTACGGGCATGGAATATGCCACCTGTATGAATGAGGGGTGTGGTATGTATATAGACGTGTCAGGCATGTCAGCAGATTACGTAGGACTTGATTACAGAACGAAAGGTGATTATGTGTACCACGGTGACAGCACAAAATGGCTCCCAGCCCCAGTTACAGGTTCGTTGGTGCTTGGCACGCTGTCTGGGGAAATGGAAGCGTTAGCGCACCTACAAGGGCACACATCAGTGACGTTCGGTGGTGCCATTGGTGAGATGTATGACACAGATGTCATATATAAGACAGCGACAATCTACCGCTTATTCGGTCATGACGTTGAATTTGAGCAATATCCGACTAATAAAATAGTCAGACCAGTGGTGCCGGCGAAAGAGTGCGTTCCAGATGTCGGTTCCATCATGTTCGACCCCAGCGACCCGGTCACATTGAAGATCGGACGTAATGTGGGGCGTGAGTATGGCAACACGTATGTACTTCCAAATTTGTTCACGTTGGCTCACGGATGCAAAACACTAACGTGTACAATCCAGACACCTATGATAGAGGTCTATGATGACGTAGAGCGGAAGGTTCGCTGTGCACCGACAGTCTTACTAACGAAGGTTAAGCGGCCGATCACCTACAAGGTTAAGTCGGCATACTCTGCTAAGCCGTCGGTTTTTCAAGCAACTCGGCTGAACAAGATACCAGCGATATATCAGCCGAAATTCCCAGAGCAAGCCGGTCCGGTACCAATCACAAAACCACTTCCTCCGGGTATGACGAGATTACCGGACGTACCGCTGGTAGGCCAAGAAGATACGCCTATGCTGGAGGAGCAACCCAAGCCGCCGGATTTAGCGTAGGTGACCATTGGACCACTGACATGCCAGACCGAGCGGCAGGTAGGACTACAGACAGATGCGAACACGGCAAAGGTTGGCGTGCATGCATCAAATGTGCTCCGGCCGGTATGAGCAAGCTGCGCATGTTCAGTGGGAGTAAGCTGTTCACTCGGAGGACAACAGCCGCGCGCGTGAGGCGGTCTCACGCCGTTATGGATTTCGGCCATGATGAGAACGCTAAAGGTTATCAGAACAAGGTTAAACTACGGGATAATAACGCACCGCTGTGCCTCAGACTTACGTCGCATGACAATTGGGTCGCTACAACTACGGAGAATGCAACACACCTGTTAATTGATATACTTGACTATGTCGTACCTGACTCCATGGTCACGTATGACTACTTCGGGGTGAGTGTTAAAACACAATTCTTGCACGGCACTACGAAGACGTTTATATATTACATCGCAGATCAGTATATCGCACCTATGACCACAGCACTATTGGTAGTTCTATCCAGGCACTTTACAGGCGACCTGAGATTTTATTACAACGACCCGACGTCCATATCAAACTTGTTGATTGATGCATTTGAACCTAGGGAAGCAAGGGACTGTAACTGGACGCCAAGCAGTATATCAGGCGCACCTATGAGCAGGATAAGTGGTGAACACCACATACACTTTAGGGCTGAGGAGGTCTGGGACTGCCTGAGTGTGGAACAAAAAGAGAAGGCGTCAGAGGCATTCAATTTACCCAAGGACTCTACAAACACCCTGATCGCTGGCGTTATGCTGTGGCTGGCTAATGCTAGCGAGTTAGGCCACTGGGTGGTCAGTCGACTTGGCTTGTTTAGGACGGACACGGTGGCTGAGTATATGAAAATGGCAAAAGTACTGTCTGTCAGGGCTAAATCATATCAGAACTTGCTGGGGGCAGACTTGAGACAGCTATTTGAAATGGACGTCCTAGTCAACCGCATAGATGGGACAGTCGACTGGCAGGCCGAGAGGAACAACAGAGTCACGCCCGATGTTGCTAATGTCAGTGCGCAGCGGGTGCATGATAAATCTTTGGCGATATTCAGGCGGGCGGATGCCACGACTCAACGCCCTAGATCATTAACATGGAAAGAGTTCTGGGATGCCAGGTGGCAGTGGTCAGCGTCTGGTAGCATCCATTCACAGTATATTGAGGATATAGCTAACCTACCTGCGGGCCGCGAGTTCCGAAACAAGTTCATAGCACTGCTGCAGATGGATGACGTAACTATCACCCACTTTTTGTCCAAGCCACCAGAACTGGTGGGATGGACATCGACAAAGTACGAGTGGGGCAAGCTGCGAGCGATATATGGCACTGATGTAACCAGCTACATTTTAGCACATTATGCCTTCTATAACTGCGAAGAGACTCTGCCAAGAGAATTTCCGGTCGGATCTAAGGCAACCAGCCAATATGTCACGGCACAAGTTGGAGCTGTACTTGAGAACAAAGTACCGTTTTGTATGGACTACGAAGACTTCAATTCTCAACATGCTACTACTAGTATGGAAGCGGTGATCGATGCGTATATTGAGGCACACGGTAACACGCTTAACCCGGAACAAGTGCTGGCCGCAAAGTGGACGAGGGCAACGCTGCGGAGCGTAGAGATACGAGACCAAACTGGGCTGAAGCAGACGTATAAGGCCAAAGGCACACTATTATCAGGGTGGCGCCTCACTTCATTCATGAACTCAGTACTGAACAAGGTTTATATGTCCGTAATGCTAGACACTACGACTGCAGCTATAAGAAGCGTTCACAACGGAGATGACATACTGGCCGGTGTGAATAATTTCAAAACTGCTATCAATGCTTTAAAGGGTGCTACGAAGCACAACATAAGGCTACAGAGGTCTAAGTGTGCGTTTGGTGGTATTGCTGAGTTTTTAAGGGTTGACCATACGCGGGGCAGCTATGGCCAGTACTTGACAAGGAGTATCGCAACGCTACTGCATTCGAGAATAGAATCGAGTTTGGCGACAGATGCAGTCAAAGCAGTTTCAGCTATGGAAGGCCGGTTCATAGACTTCTTTATGCGGGGTGGTGACACTGGATTAGTGACTAGAATGCGGGCTGCGCACTATGACAGAATATCAAAAATCTTTGAGCTGACACCTCAAGAATTGTATATGATTAAGATGACACATCAAGTTGCAGGCGGCTGTGAGGACAGTTTGGCTGCAGGCATCAGCCCGATTATCGAAAAGACTCTTGATGTACGAGAGCAACCACCACGATTGCGGCTACCAGGAGTAGCTGCATATGCCAGGTCTATAATTAAGGCGCTACAACTTAATAGACCTATAGAACAAGTAGCAAAACGTATATACAACGCAACACTAAATGCGGTGTCATTCGGCAGGCGGACCATAACGGTCAAGCCTAACGAGGACATTAAGCAGTACTTAGTTTATCGCAGTTTGTATAAGGCGCACGCTAGAGTGAATCAAAACGTAGCATACGGGAAAGCACAACTAGTCGGCTTCGTCTTTGACGTGCTATCTAGAGATCCAGGAC